TCGTGAGCGTCTGGATCTGCATCTGCTTGCCAACTAATGCATCGAGCTCGGTAACGAGAGAGGCAAGTGCTGACATGCACTCTGCGCGCTCAACGATTTCTTCAACCTTCATGTTCCAGCGCGAACTGATTCCGGTTGCCAAGCGAAACTCGTAGGTCTTCCAGACGTTTCCATCTGAATCCATCCTCTCGACGTCATCGGTGATCCACCGCAGCTGGAGATCTGCGATCGCTTGGTAGTAACGATCCCCAACGTTCGTCTTCGTGATGGTGAAGTCGAGCCTCAGGTCCTTGTCGGGTTCTCCCGAGAGGAAAATTTTTCCAAGATCCTCGTACTTCTTCTTGTCGAGGAACTTGCAGACCTCATGCTGCAGCAGCTTCTGCAAGACAAGCCGAGAGATGATCTTCTTCGTGTCAGTTTCTTGCGCCAACATTTCACTTCCCCAGAGATGCGAAGCACCGGATCCGTAAGTCTTCCTTCTTGATGAAGGAACAGTACGAAGAGTTCCTTGTAGAATTTGCCATGCACATCATTCTCTCGTCGTGATCTTCAATGAAACCGCAGGATGCAGTACCTGCAGAAACTTGAACGGATACGGCTGTGACCATTAGAAACGTGATGTGCTTCAGCATGGTTACAACCGTATCCTAATTCTGACTCAGTTTACACTGAATTAGATTTCATAGTTCACAAGTGTTTCTCTCTCGAACATAGAACGAAGACAAGCTCTGCATGCAGCAGGTCTGAATCTTCTGGCTTGCCATGCTAGACGTGACATTCTTGTGTACGCGCTTGTAGGTCCAATGCTCATGGCGAGCTGCGTAGGACTCCTTGTTGGGATTTCCTGAGGTGTAGCACTTGAATGTGGAAGAAGCCTCGGGAGCACGCGTCCAACACGCGTCCAACACGTGAAGTGCCAAGCGAAGCTGCAGCTTCCTGTTGCCACAGATCTCCTTGCGAGAGTAGCCCTGCCAGTTTGGGCCTCTCATCACCTGACCGAGACCCACAGATTTTCCACCGTCACCTGCGACCTTGCAGGACTCGATGTCCTTGCGCAAGGCTGATTCTCCTACGGCGACTGCAGCAAGCATGGACAGAGCTTTTTCCTGTGGAAGTGTGCCCTTAATTCGACCTGCTGCATATTCATTATTCACGACCGAGACCATGTCCTCTGACACAACTCTGAGCCGATCTTGGCTGACGCCTGGCAAAGCTGTTTGCAGTGCAAGCATCAGTGCGATAGCCAAATTAGTCATTACTCACGTTTCTCCTTTGTTCTCGAAGAGATCGCATGCAATCTTGCATGTTTTCTGATTCGAGTTACGTAACTATAACACAATGTAGGAATATGTGTAAAATATAGCTACATAATTCACTCATCTGAATTCTTCTTCTTTTTTCTACTAGGCTTTGCAACGTCTTCTTCAGCTACTGTCTCGGCAGCTGTTTGCTCAAGCTGAGCTTCTGCGTTCGCGCCGATCGGATTGATGACTACTATTCCCTCCGTGGGAGAAGAGAATTCAGGTGTGACAGGATTTCCTTTCGCCTCGAGGAACTCTAATTCAGAGGGTGCAGAAACTCCTAGAGATCCGCAACGAGACACCAATAACTCGTACGAAGCTATTCCGTTTGTGTCTAAAAAGTCCTTCAGGGTAGATCTCTTCTTCCTGAGGATGTCTGAGAGGCTGATTCTGGAGATGCTCTTTTGCTGTAGTCTCATTTTGTTCTCACGTTTCGATGTTTTTAAGGACTGCGCAGATGGCAGACTGAAAATCTGAAGACTTTGAGATCTTCTCAAGTCTGCTTTCTGATACGTTTAGGTCCCATCCTTCATTAATCGCATTGGCGAATTTACGCATAACACGTAACACGTAATTTCTCGCTGAAGAATGATTCATCTTGTAGCCAATTTCTGTCATCATGTCGGCTATTTCACGATAATTAACGCCCTCGTCGTGAGTGACCGTCGCGTAGACCTTCTTGGAATCTTTCATCTTAACTCCTTTTGCTTTCAGGGATCCTAATATAGGAAAATCTTGCTCTTTGGATCTGATCTAGTCGATGATTTAGATCATCTTCGAGTCGCAAGTCAGTATTTTCGTCACTGACGCTACTTTCGAACTTCTCGTTCATGACTTCTATCGCCTCAACGACGTCGGAGAGGCGTCGCAGAACAAGAATCATCAGAAGCAGAGAAAAAGATGAAATAATGATGATAATTTCCTGCATTTATCACCTCAAAGGGTGCCCCAACGCCAAAAGTTCCTCTTCTTCTTCAGAAATCTCGTAAATTTCGTTGCTTGCCTCTTCGTCATCGAAGAGACCGAACCTCAATTTCAATATCGCCGCCTCTTTCTCAGTCAGAGACGACAATACTTCACGAACAATTCCCATTAGTTGACTAGAGGAGACGCTGTAGAACGGGTCTTTCCTCTCATCCGTGTCTTCTATGTAGTCTCCTACAGTTTTTTGCTCAGAAGTGCTCACGCCTCCTGATCCACCCCATGGTTGGTCCAACGAGACGATGCTATGACCAGAATTTACAGTCGCTTTCATAACCGTTTCTGATGCATCTACCAGGGCAAACAGCTCCTCCTGAGTCGGCTCAACGCCTGTCATTCTCTTGAATTTCTCAGCCTCTTGGAGAAGCTTTCTTTGAATCCCAGCGACATGCGCGGGGAGTCTGATCATCCTCTTGTGCTTCAGAACGTGCTGGGATATCGCCTGCTTGATCCACCATGTGGCGTAGGTGGAGAACCGAAACCCCTTCTTGTAATCGAAGCGCTCGATTGCTCGAAGGAGCCCCAAATTTCCTTCTTGGATGAGATCTTCTAAGGGAATGTTGTGGCCTTTCTGCTTCTTCGCGATGGAGATGACGAGGCGAAGGTTGCTTTCGATCAGTTTCTTTCGCGCTCGTTCGCCCGTTGTACCACCAGTCTCATATGCCTGAAATAGGCTCACGACTTCTGGGTGCTTGAGCTGGGGATATGCTCTCAAGTCATTTAAATACACTCCGAGAGTCCCAGAATTAGACACAGTCTTTGTTGATTTCTTCTTCTGCGCATTTTGGCTGTTTTTTTGGTTCAAGATAATTTCCATTTTGTTCAGTCGAAGTTCGCGTAGCTGTCCTGATAGAGGTCGGGATTGGAGCGGAGATATTTCTCATGCGCGGATCTGCGCGTCGTGCGGATTTTCATTTCCCGCTGTACGTAACAGATCTCAGTCTCCCAGGCGACGAGGTCGTCTGTCGTGCGAGCTGCCTTCTCTCTCTCGTCCTGAAGATGATTGTGAAGTCGATCCAGCTCTTCATCGCTTGCGTAGGACAGTGCGTCCATGTTGTGAACCTCTGGCATGCAGAGGCTGCTGCGAAAGTTGGACTTCGACTGGTTCTTCGAGATGACGTTCTGCTTCTTCATTTCTATTGACTCACTTGTTCTTGACGTTGTTAGACTTGACTACTGTGTATACTACTGCGATTACTGCCACCACTCCGAGAACACCCAGAAGTAGGTGTGTCTTGGACATCTTTATCTTATCACGAGGTTCATCAGATTGCACTGTCATGTCGTTTCTCACTTCCTCATCAATGTGTTGTAAGGACGCCAGCTCGATGGGATGCGCCGAGCACGTAAATTGAAGAGGATGTTCTGTGATCCTAAGGGATTCATGCTGTGGACGATCACTTCACTCGGAAGTTCCTCTTCCTTAAGTTCGCAAATCCTCTCCGCGGCGTGTTGACCCGTGTAGAACTGCGAGTTCCCCCACCCATCCAGGTAGGAATCACCGTGGCCCAGGTCGTGGTCGAGACAGATGAGATCCCACGGGGAACCACCGATGAGTTCCTTGATGAACTGTGTGTAGGACACCGTGTGAGTGACCTCGTGTCCCGCGTAGATCGCATCGAACTCCGCGTGGCGTTCCAGTTCATCATCGAGGATCAGGACTCGCACGAGATCACACCCCACTCGTTCGGTCCGATCGTGTAAACGATGCGAGAAACACCTGCGATCCGAAGCCTCCGTTCACATCCCCTGCACGGTTTCGCCATCGCCCAGGAACCATCCCGGCGCGCCACACGTGCCACCCAAACGGTGGATCCCGGGGTCAACTTCCTCGCGAGGCGAGTCTCAGCGTGGTGGTTCCTCTCGAACGTTGCCTCAGGTGCCGGAATGTTCCTCGAGGAAACAAATACGCCATCGGCGCGCAGGCCTACTGCACCGAGGAGGAAGGTACGAATGTCCTTGCTCCTGATCGCAGCGGAAGCTGCCTCTGCTAACATCTTTTTGTCTGATGCCATGTTGGTACTCTCAGTATAACCATTCTGAAGAGTCCTTTACACTGGTTGACAGGTTGAAAGACAAAGTTGATTGGCAAATTCCAAACAACAAAGTGAATTTACACTGATCGGTCGTCGTGTACAACAAAATTTTTCGTGTGCGATATTTAGTGACCATGAGCATCAACAATAATCTCGTTACATCAATGAATGGTCTTCAGTTCATCGAAAAGTGGGAAGGCTGCGTTCTCACACCTTACAAGGACGTCGCCGGTCTCCGCACCATCGGAATTGGTTACCTCATCAAGCCGACCGACAACTTCCCAGACGGTGTTGCCATTACGAAGGAGAAGGCCTATGATCTTCTCCGTGAAGAGGTGAAGAAGTGTGAGGACTCGATCAAGAGGAACATCAAAGTGAAGCTCACTCAGAACATGTTTGATGCACTCGTCTCGTTCGGTTTCAAC